AATTCCCAACTCCTTCGCATCCTTTGCAATAACAGGAAACGATTTTAGATGTTTTGAAAATGGAGGCAGCCGGTTTATCTTTTGTCCTGGAGGTCGATGTGACCCGTGCCAATGACTATGCTCTGCGCTATGATCCATCGTCATGTCAAATCCCAATAAATAAATCTTTTGCACCCCTAAATGATGTGCCAAACTAATTGCAGCCGCTCCTGAATTGGTATTCCAGGATACCTTTGAAGGATCAGAAGAAATACCCTGACGGTGCTTCCCATCACGTTCCAAAAATTTAATCCCTTCCATATTTCGTTGTGTACGGTTAGAAAACTTTTGATCACAACAAACTTTCAGGCCCAACCATACTGCTAAGTTCATCCTATGGAGAAGATACCAATGACTGTCCCCAAAAAATAAAATATCAAGCCAGTTGCCAATCTGATATGTATTGTTAATCCCGATCACATGTTGAGCATGGATCGGCTCCATATACTTGGAATATGCAGACGGAGACAAGCGGCCTTCATATACTTTCTGAATCACTTCAAGCGGCACACCAAATTGTAAGGGCATAGAAGTGCCTCCGCCAATGATGAAGCAAGATGACCCCTCCCATAACATAGGCACTTTCCAGATCATAAATTCAATTCCTGTGCTAATTGTTTTGCCGCAGATTCGCGTAACCCTTTATCATTAATAGGCTTCCCTGATACCATATTTACAACATTCCACCATCCGCCGACCCCTGTACCACGTTTTCCCAACTCATACTTTATTTCCTTTTCCACAATGGACACTTCCTTTTGCGCCGCCGGTACTTCCTTTTGCGCAACCGGTTCCCGATGTGCTGTAAATGTTTTTACAGGGACAATATCTGGTGGTTTAGGTACATCTTCTAATGCCACCAGATATTTCCGAAACGAAAGGGGTACTTCCTCTGGTCGAGCCCTAAAAATCTCATTTGGTTTTATAATTTTCCCATTCCACCGGAGGGAGCCCCCACCTATTTTTCGCCATTTTATTGCTTTACTTTCTGTCATAACAATCGTGCTCCTTACGTGATAATATTAGATTATGCGGCCAGTAATACAATACCGCAGTTTCCATCCTGATCAGATCGAATTTGAGGCACCTGAATAGTCAGAACTTTGTACTTTGTTACGAATTTTCCTTCAGCTTGCCATTCAATATTCTGAACAGGAAGTCCTCTGATCAATCGAACTACATCAGAAGTCATCTGAACCAATAAAACATTATTAGCAGTGAGCGTGTCCACCACTTTAATGTCCTTGATCCCAGCAATCTTGAGAATTCTCTCTCTGGTAGTTGTCCCCGGGGTTGTGATATCATAATCTGCATCCAATACCGTTTCGTATGCCGTAGGAATATACAGCATCCAAGGCCCATAATGCTTCGCATCAATACTGGCTTGTTTCATGCTTAACACCTCTGCCAAAATTTCAGCGGCGGTCTTTCCAGCGGCATCCCAATTTTCAGTGAGTGTTACCCCATTAACATCAGGGAAATTGAGATATGAATAAATTTTATTCCGAGATCTGTCGTCTTTTGTACCCCAAGCATAATCAACATCCGTGAATAGCATCGCTTCCAATTTCTCGTTCACCCGACGGGCTGCTCTTTCAACCGAGGTAACGTCCAACGGATTCCCCAGTTTCCTACTGTTCTCAAGAACTCTGGCGTTGATCTCGTAGTCAACATGAATAATAGGAATCGGGAGATAATTAGTCTGGTACATAGGGCGATCTCCGTTGCCTCGTGTTATACCATCCATGGTCAGGGTAGCTTCCATCGCATCGGAAACATCATGCCACTCAAGCACAGTGGTCCCCATAGCATTGCCAAGATTATACGTCAATCCATTGGAAATGAGGTCCGCTATCCCATTCAAACGGGTTTCACTGATTTTCATAACCGCATCGTCCAAAGTTTTCCATTCATCCCGGCGTAATGTACCCGCATTGACCTGAATATTTGTATAACTCTTCGGGTCTTTCGGATCCCCACCAGAATGTATAGTAACATACGCCCGTCCATCTTTCGCCAGCCATGGACGCATATTTCCAGGGTTCAACCGCCCTTCCCCGGCTATGTATGCGGCTACTTCACCATGAGCTTGTCCATTCAGAATTGCATCAATCATTGAATATCCCTCCTGTTAATTATAAAAATAAATCAAAGTTAAATTACACGAACTTTGAGTCGTTTATTGTATCCCAGTGCGCCACTGGATTCCGTTCCACTTGAACCAGACAAATCCTGAGCTTCAAGAGCCGTAGCCACAACCGAACCAGGATATGTAATACCCCCAGCGGATTCCGCTACAACCTCCTGAAGATAACCGGCCCCATTAGACTCAAGTTTATCCCCAATATCAATATCCTCACCATCGGCAAGAATAGCATTCACCTGATCTCCTCTGCCGGCCACCCAACACTGCACCTGATCTTCCGCAGCATAAGCATCATCGATCCCTTCCCCTTCCAGCTCATTTTCAAGGGCAAACATTTTCTCTGCAGTCTGCCCAGCATTAGAATGAGCTTGCACCGTCCCCGAATCGGTCATTTCAATCAGCATCCCCGGGGTGATTGCCGCTTCGGCTTCATACTCTTCAATAATATCCGAGTATTTTTTCAACTTAATCGTGTTTTTAGCCATTTCACATACCTCCAATGTTTAATAATGATAAGCGCCTGCGGCTTAGTCAAATACTTGTACGCATTTCTCAAATAATAATGCGCTTTCTTCTGCATATCAACAAAGCCACTGGCAGCTAATGTGTTTAAATATTCACAATAAAAATGAAACGATTTGTATGTCATAATACACTTTTTTTAAAAATTAGTTACGCACTTGGGGGCATCAATATCTCTTCCTCATGGGTTGTCCCAGCACCGCCACCACCAGCGCCTTCATAGGATACAGGCGGCTTAATAGAATTCGCAATATCCTGTAAATCAGAAGTATCCTTATTGGCCAATTTCTCCGGCGTCCAGACCTTCTGCGCCTGGTTTGCGATAATCGAGGCCACTAATTCCGTGCGATGCTGGTCATATAACCTCTGACCATACTCAAATTGGCCTCTCATCTCTGGCGGGAGCATTTCACCAAAGGTTTTAATATCCGAAACTTTATCCTTCAAGATCTTCAGGGCCGCTTCCTCATTAATCTGTGGAGTACCCTTTTTCAATTCCGTGATCTCGCTTTCAAGGGCTGTGGTACGCTCATTTGCAGTCACCTGCTCCGCTTCAACCTTCTCTTTATCCGTAGTTAACTGCACATTGGATTTGGCACAAGCAATCAGCTTGTCAATCTGGCCCTTTTCCATTTTTAACAACCATTCCGTATCGTCCTCAGTATACAGCGAGGGGGCAATGGTCTTCAGTTCTTTCACACGTGCTTCCATAGTTGAACCTCCTTTTTTGTTAACATTAATTGTACGTTTCATTGTCAAAATCTTTTTATATTTCACCTCCTTTTTTACTTCGATTATTTCACTACCAAAGATCACTGCACCATCTTTAATCTGATAATCTCTTTTATAATATGCCTCACTTCCAGCACTTTCCCTTTTCCGATAAATAAATGTCCCATCATCATACACCTGCTCCAGATAGTATGATGTATTTTGCGTGTCCATAGAATAAAGTTCAGCTGTTACTAACTCCACGGCCTCCAAAAGACTTTCCGCGTTGACCCGTATACCGCAACCATCCAGCCAACTACATGCCCCGGGTGTGTCTGGTAGCAAAGCTAAATGATCTGGTCGATAATTGTGAGCAATGGCAACATAATTTTCTGTTTCCCACTGTCCAGGAGTAAGTTCATCGTCAGAAAATACCCCCACACTAACTTCTAAAGGTTTTTGCTGCATAATATACGCATATGCCAATAAAGATGCCTGTTTTAATTTCTCTACATCTGCCCAAACTTCCCCTTTCAATCGACCATTATTCATTTTGGTGTGGTATACTCTTCCAACGACTGCGTGATCAACTACCCCAGGTGAATTGGCTGAAATAGGTTGTCCATTTTCCAATGGGTGGCCTACTGTTACAGGAATGCCATCCCAGGATGCAGGAAACTTTGCCATTTCTTCTTGTGTATGCAATACGGGGCCAGCACTTCCGTCATGCACCCCTTCCACCATCATTACCACTGGAATGATTAGATGTTTCACACCTTGATGGATTTCTGTTTGAATCGTGTAACTATTCCGTTGCAAGTACGTATTATATTTTGATGTTTCCATTTCTGGCCTCCATTAATTACGGTTTATTTACTCTTTTTTGTTGGAAGTGCTATGCATCTGCAGTTCGGATGTAAGGGAATCATATTCATCATTACATCTAGTTCGAAAACCTGCCCCTCAAGATTAAGGCAATCAGGACAAACTCTAAACCCCGCTGTAGACCATTCCGCACGCACTTTAACACCTTCGGCTCCCCAATTCATGTACTCCTGAATTGTAGCTTGGTGATGGGCTCTAATAATTTCTGTACGCGCTAAAGTCTGGGCTCTTCTCTCCGCTGGGATAAACCTTCCCAATGTGTCTTTAATACTAAGGTCACCTACGGGACCGGAGATTGTTCTTGTCAGTAATTTAGCCAGTTGAGTGGGATGTTGTCCGTCTGCAATGCCTTGAGACAGTACCCGGCTTATTTGGGTATCCATCTGACTCGTAATGCCTTTTAATTCGCTAAAAGTACGGCTATATAAAACGCCACAGTTATGTACCACAAAACCACCAGCAATATAACTTTCATCTTCTTCTACCGATAAATTATATAGCATCCTCGGCGTCTTTACGGTTTGCGACATAATATCTGTTATCTGCAAATCCATAAATTCATATTTACCAGCATGATTACAAAGCACCCTCTGTAATTTGTCTGCAACAGAGGCAATATTATTATTTATCTCATCTTCACCGAAACGAATTACATCCCAACCTAAAGCCTCAATTTTCTGCTGGCGCTTAGCATCTTTTTCATCATCCTGATGCCAATATTTACCATCAGCCTCAATTGCTAAAGCAAACTCTGGAATAGCAAAATCAACAATGTGCCTTCCAATATTATATTCTGGAATATATGAAATCCCTATATTATCCAAAACAACTTGCATCTTCCTTTCTATTCCCGTTTGACCAGCCCCTCGTCGATGGAATTTCTTACCTAATTCCCTTCTGTATTTTGCCATACCTTTCATAGCTACGAACATTACTTCAGACCTCTGTGTTCCACACATTCCCTTTTTAGCAAGTCCCTTATTTGCAATCCTTGCATTATTTCCTGCTTTTGCACGTACCAAAGGATTCATAAAAGGATGTGTTCCCTCTTTTATCATTCTTCTTGTTATTGGCATCCCAATTCGTATTGCCCTATCTCGTAATATTTTATTCTGGAATCCATATGCACCCTTAGCAATATCCGCTTTTTTTCCAACATATGCTTTTCTTTGGACTTCATCTTTCTGTCCCTGTGACATTGCTTGAAAACCAACAGGGAGCCCCCTTTTAACCTTTTCTCTTGTAGCATTATTTGCACTTTTCGTTATTGCAAAACAATCACGCCCTCCATTATAGAAGACCTCCCGCATTTTATTTATCGTCTTTTCCCGATAATCCTTGTTCAACCAAAGGGATTTAACAGCTTCACTTCTACCTTCCTGCGTACCCTCACAGGCACAAGCCACATTACAATATTGATTTTCATAAGGAATCAACGCATCACAATTCTTACACCTCGCGGCAAGATAGGTAATCCTATCTCCAACTTTAATATTTTCAATAGGAACCCATTCACCATTTACCATAACAGGATGGCCTACTGTTGTTGTGATACATCTTTGCCCTTTTCCCGCTTCTATGCGAACTGTATTTGGCATCTGCTTTGGAGTTCTATGTACCTCCGTAACTTTTCGAAACCTCTTCTTATGTGTCAATACAAAATCCCCAACAAGTACATCTTGTATACTCTTCCATCCATTAGATGTATAAATTTTTACATGAGGACTTGTGAAACAACGATCCATATGAAAAGGAGTAGACATAGATGCTGTTATTCCACCGGATTCTGCCATAGATGGAATTTTATAATCAGCCTTTTTCATTTCCATTCGAGCACGCTGAACGCCTCTTTGGTAAGAGTCCTTAATGTATTTGTTTGTCCAGGCTGTTTCAATTGGGGTGCCTATCTGTTTCATCGTTCCAATTTCTAAAATGCCCTGTTGTTCCTGCTTCCCTAACCAATCCATAAACGCAGAAACCTTCTCCTCAGACCGGGGGAAAGCAAATGCCTTTTTACCGGGAAGAGAATAATTTATGGCAGCTAATGTGGTGACCTTAAATTCGTTATCCAGCATCCCAAAACAATCCCGCTCTACAATGGCACGACGAATTACTCCACGCAGTCCACGAAACCTTCTATTCAGATCACGAACAAAAGTATTCCGTAACGCAGTTGTCCGAGTAGGATCATAACGATCCGCCCGGGCGTAAGTACTAATTGATTCTATTTTGCTTGCTGGATGTCCCATATTTTCTTCTTTTTTGCACGGAGAAGGACTTTCCCTTTTTTCCGTCTCCAAGCACGATTCATAAATGCCTGTTCTTGTTCCACAAGAACCTCAACCCCCTGTGCTTTTAGACGTTCATTCAGTGTTTTATTCATTAATACGCTCCCTATCAGGATTTTTCTAATAACGGTGTACGTCCGGAAAGCCACTCTCTCAACCGTTTAATTTCCTTTTGTTGTTCCTTAATTACGATTAACGCATCTGCTAAATTCATATTATTCCTCATAATTATTCTTCTGACTGCCGCGTTAAAATATAATATCGGATATGTCAATCACGATATCTCGAACTTTTTGCCCTTCATTATGACAATGAAACTTATGCCCATACGCATTATTTTTCGTTGCTTGCCGAGTATATTTTCCAAACTCACTACGGAGAGCGCGACTTCCCCACCATCCTAATTTATTCTTGAGCTGGCTTCTTAGATAATCTCTAATCATTTGGTCTGGCATTGCCACATAACCTTGAATTGCCCGGCCCAACATCATAGTAATAAAAAAGTACCGTTCCCAGTCAAATACATCTTCCATGATTTTTGTATGGTTTCCATTCCATAATTTATTTTTAGTCTCACCTGGAGGCGTTTGTGATGTCCATATACTTCCCTGTTTTGTGGGGTATTCCATGTCCCAACAATTAACTGCAATATAATGGGTAGGATGATGTTTGCAATATCCTTTTCGTGCAGATAAATCTCCAAGACCAGTTTTAGTCCCCTGAAATGCTTTATGTGCTGTTCTTAACACAAGCTGAACTACATCCATCATATCAGATTTAAGATAAGTGCATTTATTACCGTATATCTTTGAATATTGATGCCATGCCACACCGTCTAAGGGCAGTAATGCATGAGGAAGAGAACGCCCAATATCTACATGGTCTTTAAGAATTATCATTGTTTCTAACTCTTCCTCTTCTACAGGTAATGGTTGCGATACTGGTTGTGGTGTTGAAGTTGAAAAGCCAGCCCAAAAGTTTTTCCAATTAAACATTTTCACTTACCTCCTCTTTCGCTTTCGCTTCTGCCTCCGCTTTTGCAGCTTCTTTTGCAGCTTCTTTTTCTTCCGCTTCCGCTGCTTTAATGCTTTTATTTTCCTCATCAACAGCGGCCTCTTGTAATTTCGTAATCATGTCAATTTGGTCCTGCTCTAATCCTAAAAAATATTTATAGAAAGCCTCCGGGGGCACAATGGCTTCTGCCATAGGTTGGGCAGCGTATTGATTAAGGGCAGTTGCCCTTATTTTTCCCACTTCCGCTTTTTCTGCATCAGACTTCTCGAATAATGGAGTCCAAACAAAAGAGTACCCCGCTTCCTCACTTTTAACAGGCGCCAGTACCCCGATATCTTGACATTTACGAATAAATGGCCGGAGAATTGACCCAGGCAGATAATTCTCCCGACGAGCTTGCAATAAAGAATACCATGAAGTAAGATCCTGGGTGCTGGCCAATTCACCGCGCTCGCTTCCGGTCAAAATTCGTTTTGGGATTCCTGTCTGGGCAGAAATCATTTGAATCTGAACATCCACATGACTACTTGGATCCGCGACCTGTGTTTCTAAAGAATCAATGTCCATACCCTTCGCCACCAGAAACCGACGCAAGTTATGTTCATATTCATCTAACTGATCCTTGAAATCATCTTCATCATCTGTAGTCAGAGTAAAATCGGGCTCAACTTTAGCTTTATACCCGGGGCGCGCACCTCTCCAAAACATTTCCGCTGATCCACCCACCAATTTCTCAAGATCAAATAATCTATTATATATTGGGAGTAATCTGGATGCCCCTTCCACTGAACCCTCCAAAATCTCTCCTGGAATATGTAAAACTCTGGAAAAATGCACCCGTAGATTAGTTGTGCTATCAGATCCGGGCTGTGCAAGTGTTACATCGTAATAAAGGGGCTGACCATACCGTGGGTTTGCTGTTTTTGTTTCCCATTGACTAATTTTAGCACTGTCTTCACTTAATGGCTGAAGATACATCAACTGAGAACTCTTCCCTGCAGTAATAGGAAGGGCAAACTGATCCTTTTGGGCAACATCATCCAATCCAAACAACAATACCCCATAAGAACCTATACCCACTAATTTATCAAGCCGATTTAACTTTCCAAAAACATTTAACTCTTCTCTTTGAATTAGGCTTTTCCAACTCTTCTCTAAGGCGGTATCTTCATCCGTTGATTCTTGAATTAAACATCCGCCTTGCCAGGAACCATCCACTGGCTTATCAATTACAGCCCGGGCAATATCCTGCCTTACGTAGCGTGTAACAAAATCTTGATATGTAAGCTCAAGCGGGTATCCTAATGCCTCATAAATATCTCGACTATAAGTACCCACGTCAGTTCCATATTGCTGTCCCATCCGCCCTGATAAAGTTGCCCGAGACACTAAAGTAGACAAAGCCTGAATACGCTTTAATTGTGTTTGTGTGTCTTTATCTGATTTTTTAGGCATAATTATTTCCTTTTAGTGCCACCAATTCCCTTTTTACCGCCTGTTTTTGATCCAGCCCCGGCTCCACCAGTATGTCTTCCAGTGCCACCACCTCTACCATCACGTGGTCCTGTTGCCCCTTTTGGAGGACCTGTCGTATCTCTCTTTGGCATAACTATCTCCTTTTACTGTTAAATAACATTCCGGCACGCTTTTTTCCAATGAGCTTATTCCAAGCACCACTACCGGCATCCACTTGATCCTTATATGTTGCAACAGGACCAAAATTTCGATATTCCTCTTTAAACTGAAATATCCAGTCTCCTCTTAACAACATCACATTACCATTATTCACTTGAACAGAAAAAGGATCGGCCCGAAAGAACTTATTTCCTGTTGGCCTGTCCTTATGTGCAGAAAACCCTGCCAAATTAGTTATAGTGGCCTCTGCAGATTCTTTTCCACCACTACCAGGTTCCTGCTCTGTGTATACTTGCACAGATGTGCCATCCGCCTCAGCAGTTTCCTTAATTATGTTTTCCCGAATCTCTGCAGACCATTGTCCCCTAACAACGTCATGAATAATGAATTTCTTGTTTTTTAATACGGACATCTTCAATCCAACGGTAAAAGCACCACCACCTTGCGTCCCAGCTTTGTCCCAATATCTAACAGTATTAACAAAATTAACTGGGGAAGGCAAAGTATCTATAATGGTAAAATGATCCACTTTAAACATTCCGCCTTCAGGTGGTGTGGGTGCTTGTCCAATCTGCCCAGCATATCCATATTGCCCCAAGTCCTCTTCTAAATCTCCAAGCACACCCCAATCCATGCGTACTGGATCCAATAAATCATCTTTACTGTAATACTTTTCCAATTCTTTTGGCTGTAGTTGCTTTCTATAATTTCTTATTTCACCGGGCAAGCAGATTAATTTAATTTTTTTACCTTTTCGTTTATCTAATAGGTGCCCCGTTGGATCATTTTGGGAGAGCCTTTGCATTATGAGAATAGTCACTGCCACCCTTTTATCAGTTTTCCGAGTACTTAATGTATGGTCCATGTGATTATTGGCAGCTAATATTCCAGCGTCACTTAAGGCCCGTTTTGGATCTATTAGATCATCCAGTATTAATATATGAGCATGAAACCCTGTTATCCTTGCATCAACAGAGGTGCTTACTCTTCCGCCACCTTGATTAAGCTGTAATACATTCGATAATGCAGTACGCTGTTTTTGAACAACCCTAAAATTGGATTTTGAATCTTTATCCTGTTTTATAGTAAGCTCTGGGAATGTTTGCTTAAATTTATCACTTCTGATAATATCCCTGCTATATTCTGCACTCTCCAATGATAAGGGGCTGGAATGAGATGATGTAATGAATTTCATCCAGTACCAATTAATCCAGCACCAGATTGGAAAGAAGATACTCACCATTGCTGTTTTCGTAGTTCCTGGAGGTATGTTTATAATCAGATCATACAATTTTGGCTCTTTATTTGCTACCCTTTGTGCTACAAGTTCCAATTCCGTACATATTTTATTTATATGCCAGTTAGGTACAAAAATATCATTGCTATATGCATCCCAAAATTCTTGCATAAAATAAAATAAAGATCGCCGACATAGTTCTGCAATAATTTGATTTGGTTGATCGAGAATAGCTGTCCTCAACCTATTTTGTGGGGATAGAGATTGCCCAGGAAAAATTGTACGCTTTAATGGAATATGTTCAGCCGACATCAATGGCTTTCCTCTCTGGCGTTTCTGGAAGTTCTTTGGCTTTATCTTCAATAAGCAATCTAAGTTTTCGTGCCATTAATAGTTCTTCAACTGAAATATCTGTTAGATTTAACTGTGGAGGGAGTCCTTTGAATGCTATTGGGCCTCCACCTTTTCCTGTCCATTCCGTTCTGTTGACTTCAATAAATGGATCATCATTGTTTTTTGTTCTGCTTTTAACCCAAAATGCACATGCACCTGTATCTGGAGGGTAGTGTTTTGTATAGGGCACTCTCACCACTTCAATGTAATCTTCGGTTATTGTAGAGCCGTCTGGAGATACCGTGACCCTTTGCATTTTATGGGTGGAAATTTGTTCATCAGGATGTTCATAACCGCATGCGCGCTCAAAAAGTTTTCTAACCACTTTGCCATCAGCCGGTTTTCGTCCTTCTTGAATAGCTTTTTTAAAAAATGGAAAATTCTTCTGCCAGTTTTCCAAAGTCTGTTCTGCTATATCTAAAGCATA